CGTTTGTTTTAAAGGTTGTATATTTTTATATATAACTGCATTTCTAACTGACACTTATTTTTATAGGTGCCCGTATCATTTCATCTTTCATTTTGTTTAAAATGGCAGAAGCAGCAGATTCAATGTCAAGTTCCGGTGCTGTACCAGTCCAGTCAGCAACTGCTCACGAGAATATTATATTTAATGAGCAGAGGATTCCAGTTGTAGGTGCAGGTGTACTCGCCCAGTCGGCTTTTAAGCCTGATTTGGCACATGAGTCATCAATGCCAGAGGGTCCTTGGACGTTTGACCAAACTTTAACTCGTGCTCAGAAAATAGCCACTTATCAGTGGACCACATCTCATAGTACTGGGACTACGCTAACCACTATTAACGTTCCCACTACTTTTTATGCTTTAAATAATTTTACAATTAATACTTTGCGAATGATGGCCTTTTTCCGGTCGGATTTTGTTATTAAATTTCAGTTGAATTCACAGGCATCTAATTGTGGTAAGGTCTTGTGTTGGTTTAATCCTTTAGGTATTCGTGATACTTCGACATCACAACTTCAGGTTAATTTTGGTGTGCATCTGTTTAACGCGGTGTGTATGCCTCATGTTTGGCTTGATGCGTCGGAATCTACTGAAGGGGAACTAGAAATACCATGGCGACATTTTTTGAATTTCTTTGATCTGGAAGGCGCTAATGTTTTTAGTTTTTTAAATTTAGGATCTATTCATGTGGATGTTTTTAATCCATTACAAGTTGTCCCCACGAGTACTAATTCTGTAAATATAACTGCTTGGTTTTATGCTAAAGAGCCAAGATTACATGTTCCCATTCGTCCATTCTCATTACCAACTACTGCTAAGAGATTGAATAACGCCGGTGATGTTTACGAACCCGGACGGGGAATTATTGAAGGAGAAGCGCAGATGGAAGATGTTAAAACAGGAATTACATCAGGAGCAGCAGCTATAAATTCTTTTACATCAGGAGATTATAAAGGGGCTATGAACTCTGTTAATAAAACTGTAAACGCGGTGAATAATATAGTTCAAGCTAATTGTGATAAACCAAGTGTGTCAGATTTAGTAACTCTAAATGAAACTGTTTCTCTTGGAGGAGCAGCTTTTGGAGCTGGATTAGATGCGTCTCAGCGTCTAGGCTTGTCATCAACATCTAAGACGACTCATGCTGAAGACATTTTTGGTGATAATAGAAAGGAAATGGATTTGAGTAGAATTGTTAAGATTCCATCAATTGTTAAGATCCTTGAGTGGCCGACTTCAGCTCCATCTGGAGCGGTTTTATTTTCATTTCCCGTATTTCCCGGGTATGTTTTATTGCAGGATGCTAGTCCAAGCATATTTTATGCTTCATATTCTAATCTTGGTTGGGCGTGTTGTAAACATGATATGTGGAAAGGTTCGATTGTTTATACGATCTCCTTGGCAACAACAGGATTGCATTCTGGGAAATTAATGTGTAGTTTTAAACCAAATCGAGACACAAATTCAGCTTATCCAGATTTATATACTAATCCATCTATGACTATGGACATTAAGAACGGAATGAAGAATTTTCAATTTACTTGTCCATATTATTCTAAAACACCATGGAAATTAAATACTAATGCTACCTATGATGCAACAGCTAATGTTAGCTATGGCACGCGAGGATCCTCTAATATCTTGGGTTCATTTAATATTAGTGTGTTAAATCCATTGGTTGCTCCGATGGGTGTCGCTGCAACTGTTCAGATGAACATTAGTATTTCTGGCGGAGATGATTTTCGTGTTCATTATCCAAGTGAGAATCATCCACCATTTACAGCATTCCCATGGATACCTGCGACTAAAAGAGAAATTATAGAGGGAGAGGCTCAAGCTGAGGAAGCACCTGCGCAAATTGCATGGACAGTTGACCGTAGTGTGGCGTTACCAAATTCAAATTACGTAACGCAAGGTTCTAGTGGGAAAGTGACATCAAATGAGGAATTTATGGATGGCGAAGATCATATGGATTTGCGGAATACATTAAAACGGAAAACCATGATGATGATACAGAATTTGAATATTCTGCCTGCACCAACAGCACAGCGGATACGAGTGCCGATGTACCCGGGTTTTACTAGGTATAACACTCTTAATGGTCCGCTTGTTGATTCAGCACCATATGATCTGTTAGGTCATTGGGCTTCATCATATGTTTTTTATTCAGGCTCGCAAAGGATTGCATTGTTAACACCATGTTCGAAGAATGCAGATATTTTCCTTACAGCTACGTTCAAACCGAATTTACATGATATTTATCAATACAATGCGGATAATGTATTAATACCATCAGGGCTTTTTAATAATGCAGTAACTTATCAAAATTTATCAGCTAGTCCTGATTTTCAGATTGAAGTGCCTTTCACTTCTTTTACATTTCAAAAGGTAACTTGTTTACCTATTACTCAAGTTGTTGGTAATTTCATCGAATCATCAGTAGTTGGAAATCTTGAGATTCATCTGTTTCCTTCACGGGTTCCCGATGCTTCTATAAGCACGGGAGTGGAATATATATTGTTCCATGCAGCAGGTGATGATTTTACATTATCGTATTACATTGGACCACCGTGTTTTATCTGTGATAAAACCGTATTCACGTCTATTTCATAAATATTAGTTTAAAATTAAAATAATAATAAAATAACAATAAAAAGTCATTTAAATGTTTTGTTTTCATGCATCGTTGTTTTGTTTGTGACGTTATGTTCTATGTTTTATGTTTTAAAATCTTAGGTTTGGTGCAAAGAGAGATCTTAACATCTCGGCCGAGCCCGCACAGGGGCTAGTTTAAGGCAAAAATGCTCAAATTGGAGCGTGTACCAGTCTTATGATCAAGCCTTGTAAGCTTGACCTAAGAGAGTTGGTGGGAGGTTTGGTTAGCCACTCCACGACTTTGAGGAGTTGAGTCCTCTGAAAACTCTTCACGACAATACCATTTGTGAAAACCATGTTTGAAAGCTCGTATTGGATTGCTGTACTATCAGGGATAACAGGAGTAGTAGCCTGCCTTGGTGATGTGCGTTTCCTCTAAGTATGAGTTAGTAATAGTGGATTAGTAGTGATGGGACGATAGTGGATGAGAAATAACTTACCATCTTTTATTTGAATTTAAACTGTTACGATGGCTAC